ATGTTGGTGCTTTACAATAAATAATTTTACGGCTAGTGATTGGTTTGCAGTCAGATATCTTTTCAAGAAAGCAAATTATGGAATATGTGGTGAGGAAGTAGGTGAAAAGGGCACGCCCCATCTACAAGGATATATTCACTTGGATAATGCTTTGAGTTTATCAGCAATGAGAAAGCAACTAACACGTTCACATTTAACAGTAGCCCATGGTTCAGATGAAGATAATCAACGTTACTGTAGCAAGGAAAACAAGAATATTTATGAAGTTGGCGAAATTTCTATTGGACAAGGTTCTCGCACCGACATTAAAGAAATAGCAGATAGAATTAAAAATAAAGATATAACTCTAGAAGAAATAATGTGGGAATTCCCTTTAGAGTATTCAAAATATCATCGAGCATTTAAGGATATGTTTAACGCAACATACAAACCAAGACAAACACCACCAGAGGTATATTGGCGTTGGGGTCCAGCAGGAACAGGTAAGACACGATGGGTTATACAGAAACACGGAGCAAAGCATGTTTACATCAAAGATGGAACTTCATGGTGGGACGGCTATAAACAACAAGATGTAATATTAATTGATGATTTTGATAACCAAATTCCATATCGAACCCTATTAAGAATAATTGATAGATATCATGAACAAGGTCAAGTAAAAGGTGGTTACGTTTCTATCAATTCACCCTTTATTTTTATAACCTGTGAGTTCCCACCAGAACATTATTGGAGTGGAAATGAACTTGCTCAGATAAAACGTAGGTTAACTTCTGTGGAAAGAATTATTTAATCTATTATATTATTGTATAACATGCCCAAGTATGTTAAACGAACTCGTCGACCTCTTAAGGCAACTCGCAGACCTCGTAAGAGAACTGGTAAGGGTTATGTCACAAAAACCCAAGTCAAGAACATGTTCAACCGCCGAGTAGAAAATAAGTGTGCTTCTCGTGGTATTCAAGGAGATACAATTTCAAATGCATTGTCATCTGCTGCATTGCTTCCATATTTTTATCAATTAAATTATGTGATGCCTCAAGGTTTAGGACAAGGTGCCAGAATTGGTAATCGTGTCCATCATAAATCTGCTTCGTTAAAAGGCTCAATTCATTTTCGTGATGTAAATGCACTCAATAATTCTAGGCAATTGTCGCAGTTGGTCAAAGTAATTGTTTTTAAGGTCAAAAACTATCAGACAGGTTTAAATCCCACAAACACAAATTTTTTCTCACAAATGTTTCAATTTGGAAGTTCCACAGCGGGAATTCAAAATTTACCAATTGATATGATACGTAAACTTAATACTGATATTATGCAAGTTAAGGCTATCCGTAATTTTAAAATGGGGTTTTCAAGTGTTCAGGCTGGAACTACCGCAGGTGCAGGTGTAGGCACTTCCCCAGTTCCAAATAATGATTTCAAATATCAGCAATTTTTCAATATTAATTTAACAAAATGTTACAAGAAAAACCAACAATGGAATGATGTAGAACAGGACGCTCACAATGATAATTTATTTTTCATGATACTTACATGCCCTGCAGATGGGTCACAGTTCACGTCCACACCTCTATCTATAGATTGGGATTTAGAACAAATTTATGAAGATGCTTAAGACATACGGCGAAGCCGTAGGAGCGAAGCGACAAATGTTTTTTTAGGAAAACGTGCATCGCCTCAACCTTTAGGTTGAGGTGATATTCCGGCGAAAACGGCTTGCCGACGCAACGAAGCGAAGCGGAGTGAGGATAGGCAAGACGGACGGTTCGCCGTGTTGGGGAGGACATTTCCGCCGAAGGCGGTAAATGTTCGGACTAACACCCCTCAAGGTAGTTCGGGGTCAGTATTACCCCCGAACTTCTGTGGTTCGCCAAATAAATATCTTTAGGCATAATATAGGGATGTCCAGACATCGATGTTGGTGCTTTACAATAAATAATTTTACGGCTAGTGATTGGTTTGCAGTCAGATATCTTTTCAAGAAAGCAAATTATGGAATATGTGGTGAGGAAGTAGGTGAAAAGGGCACGCCCCAT